ATGGCTGTCTCCCACCTCCAGAACAAGGCCATCCACCTGATTGTATTGGATCGGTGGTCGAAGCACGATGTCGGGGGGATCATCGCCAAGTCGTTGAAGGTCACCCGGTCTACGGTCAATCGGTGGAGGGCGACGGAGGAGTTCAAGGAGGAGCTCACTCGACAGATAGAGCTCTTCAGACACAACTTTGATGATGTCAAGCTGGCCGACCGGAAGGAGCGGGTGTTGTGTTTGTCGGAGTTGTACGACACCATCGACGATAAGCAGGTACAGTTGAAGATCAAGGTCCTCACCGCCATCCGTCAGGAGGTAGGGGATGACAAGCAGGTGGTGGAGGTCCAGCATACCGGAGAGGTCGGGTTGAGACTCCCTCCCCGGGCCAGCAACTACGAGGAGTGGATGGATCAGAACAGGAAGATGGAAGCGGTTGAAGCCGAATCAGTGGAGGTAGTCGATGGCTAAGAAGAAGACTCCCAAGATCAAGAAGAAGGCCCCTAAGAAGACCAAGATAACTCCCCTCCCCAATGGGAGGGAGTTATCAGAAGCGGTAACCCTCACCGAACCCCTCTCCCCCCCGGAAGAGGGGTTTGACTTGGTTCAGGCGGCTCAGGAATGTTTGGATCGGTTGGGTGCCGCCATCCCCTCCGTTCAGTCGGATGGGACGATAGTCCGGTGGGTGAGGGAGACGGACTACACTGCCATCGAACATCGACTGTCAAGGATCATAGAGGGAGGATAGGATGCCCAAACATGGAAGTAAGCACGTAGCCAAACCAAAGCCCAAGGCCAAACCCAGACCTCGTCCCAAGGGGAAATAGAGGAGGGTAGAATGCCTAAAGGGGTAGCCTGGAAACCCCAACCCGGGATGCAGGAGATGGCCATTCGGGCCTCCTTCATCCCTGAGTTGTTTGTGGGGGGATCCCGGGGTCCGGGCAAGACTTCCTTCCTGATTGGGGACTTCGCAGCGGACGTACAGGAATATGGTTCCGCCTGGAGGGGGATTATCTTCCGCAAGACCTATCCCGAACTGGATGAGGTAGTGGAGGAGGGGAAGAAGGTTCTGTTCAAGGCCTTCCCCGGAACCGAATACAAGGTCGGGGTGCATGAGTTCAGGATTCCCCATCCCACCGGGACCGTCACCCTTCGATTGAGGCATATGGAGACGGAGGCGGATGCGGATCATTACCAGGGTTTTTCGGCTACCTGGATCGCTTTTGACGAGTTAACCAACTGGCCCAATCTCAAGCCCTACCACAAACTGAAAGCTATCCTCCGTTCCCCGGATGGGATTCCTAATATGAGGATGAGGGCTAGCGGGAACCCGGGAGGGATCGGCCACCAGCCGGTGAAGCGGTATTTCATCGATCCCTGCCCCGAGGGAGGGCAGATCATCAATGATGGGCAGTCGGAGATGCCGCGGATGTTCATTCCCGGCAATATCCGCGAGAATCGCATCCTCCTCGACAGCGATCCCAACTACATCAACCGCCTCAAGAGCGTTGGAGACCCGATCCTGGTCAAGGCCTGGCTCGAGGGGGATTGGAACGTTGCGGTAGGGTCGTTTTTCAGTAGCTGGCGTACCGATGAGATCGTTGTCAAGCCTTTTGAGATCCCCCCCTCCTGGCCCCTGTTCGGGGCCCTGGATTACGGGGAGGCCGCTCCCACTAACTTCGCCCTCCATGCCATCGACTACGACGACAATCTCTATCAGATCACCGAATACAACCGGGCGGGGGCCGCGGCCTCTTCCCATGCCTACGAGATCAACAAGCTGATCGAGTCCTGCCCCTACACCCAGCAGTCAGGGGGTGGAGGGCGTCCACCAGACTCCATCTGGGCGGATCCCTCGATGTGGGCCAAGAGACGACTCACCGAAGCCGTCACCCACTCCCCCGCTGATGTGTTTTCGGAGAACGGGCTCTACCTATCCAAGGGGAACAATGACCGAATCACCGGCTGGAGAGTCATCAACGATCTTCTCGAGAACAAACGATTATTCGTCTTTGGAGGGGAATGGAACCGGAATACGCTGGAAACGATACCTAACCTACCTAGAGACAAAAATAACCCAGAGGACGTGGACACCCGTAGTGATGATCACGCCGGAGACCGCCTGCGTTACGCCTGTATGCATGCCTACAAACCCGCCAAACCCGTCCAGCCCCGAGACCGGGACCCCTTCTTAGGGGGGAACGTGTTGGGGGAGTTGGATGAGATCCAGGAAGAGAGAGCCTACGCATGACTCAAGTCACCGAACAGCCCAAGGAACGCACCAACCAGAACCTGTCCGACGACCAGTTGGATTTTTACAAAAAGTCCTTCGAGACCTGCAAGGACTTCATGAAGCCCAAACACGCCGAGTGGCGCCGGCTGTTGAAGCAGTACAACCTCGAGCTGAAGGCTTCCAAGCTCCCGGCGAGCAAGGTGGTAAAGATCTCTCGGTTCCTCCCCCTCTCCCGGCAGATCATTACCTCCATCGCCTTCAACTACCCCCATATCTTCCTCAAGGTGGAAAATCCCACCATGGCTTTCCAGGCGGAGATCCTCGAGCGCATCGACAATGCCCTCATCGAGCTCACCGGAGCCAAACAGGAAGTCCAGCAGCAGATCTTCGATGCCCTGTTCTGCTACATCGGCTGGATTAAGTTCGGGGTCAACCCCCCAGGGGATGAGGACATCGTCCCGCCCTATGTGGCCAACGACGATATGTCCAACGGCAACGTCTATGCCATGAGAGTGAGTCCCTTCAACATGTACGTCGATCCGCTCTGTACCCCTCACAAACTCTCCCATGCCCGCTACGTCTGGGAGGAGATGCTGGTGCCCTTGGAGTTCGTCAAGCAGGACAAACGCTTCACCGATGCCTTCAAGGATGAGGTGAAGGCGATCACTAAGGACAGCGATGAGGATGGGTTCATGGCGGATATGGACCAGGACGACGACTCCGATCCGGAAGAGAAGGCCCTGATCGAGTCCAAGACGGATGGGAAGTTCACCGTCCTCAGAGAGTTCCATGACCGCATCCACAAGAAGCGCCTCACCTTCGCGGTGGGGGTGGAACAACCCGGGGAGGTCATCGATCATCCCTTCCTGGCCGGCAAGTCGGAGGTGGAGTTGGATCCTATCAGTGGGGAGGAGAGACTGACTGGCAAGTTCACCCCTACCGGAGGCTATCTGGTGCAGGGTGGGTTTCCCTACAAGGATTTATGGTTTGATTTCTCTGGAGAGTCCTTCTACGGCAAGCCGATGATGGCCTACGCCGAAGATACCCAGGCCCTGATCGTTGAATCGGTCTCCCGGCGGAAAGCCCTACTCAAGCAGAACACCCGCAAGATATTGGGTCAGAAGAACGAGCAGTCGGCCAATCCCAACATTGGGGATTCAATCACCAGAGGGGATGACGACTCCATCATCTGGGTCAACGACGTCAATAACGCCTTTGCCGAGATGCCGATCAATAACGTCCCCCAGGATCAGTTGGGGTTGGAATCCGATGCCCGTCAGTATGAGGAGCAGATCCTCCAAGTCTCGCAGTTGTCCTTGGGAGGAGGGCCGTCAAGGACAGCAACCGAGGCCTCTCTCATTGCCTCCTTCGGGCAGTTGAACCGCGACTGGATGCAGGACAAGGTGGCGGATGTCTACCGCATCATGGCCCACAACTTCAACCGCATCATGGCCGACCGGCGCTACACCCCCATCAACTTCCTCATCAACACCGCCGAGACCGAGAATGAACCGATCTTTGAGGTGGTGACGGCGGATATGTTCAAGGCCCGCTGGAAGATCGTCGTTGAGGCCGGCTCGATGAAGCCGCTGTTCGAGGAGCTCGAGCGGGAGGATGCCCTCGCCCTCTTCCAGTTCCTCATCCGCTTGCCTGAGATCCCCCGACCCGAGGCCATCAAGCACCTGTTGCGGGCCTTCCGGGTGCCGAACATGGAGAAGTTCATCGGTCAGACCGCCACCATCGATGCTCAACGCGCTGCCCAGTACGAAAATCAGTTGATGATGCAGGGCGGTAAGGTGAAGGTGGTACCCACCGAGAACCACCGGGCCCATGCCGTAGTCCACAAGGGACTGCTGGAGTCGAAGGACTCACCGCTGGTACAGGGGATCCAGCAACTGCAGCAGTTGGGACCGGCCATGCAGCCTGAACAGGCCCAGCAGCTCCAGCAACTGGTGCAGGCGGTGCAGAACATCCAGACCCACCTGCAGGAGCACGAAGCCGCCTTCCAGCAGATGATTCAGGGCGGTGGAGGCGGTGGAGGCGGTGGAGGTGAAGCGCGAATCAAGAACATCTCCGACCAGGCGGGAAGCCCCGATAACGCCAACGCCGCCTCTGACAAGATCCAGTCCGCGGTCAGAAGCAACGCCCAGAAGATCTCGCAACCCGGTAACCTCAACAGGGATCAGAATTGAAAGTCACGAAGATCGTTCTCGAGGACGACGATGGCCCCACACAGGATTATAAAGTTGGTCCGGAGATCACGGAATGATGAAATCATGGGACTACCGTTGCCCCCATCACGGGGTGACGACGCGATACTTCGAGGGCAAGATCCCCCAACGGGTTACCTGCTACTGCCGGCGGCGTATCTCCTGGGCCCGACAGAAGACTAAGGCAGATCTCACCATGTCCTTTTCGGGCAACTACGGCAAGTTCGAGCCGGCCCTGGGGTGCGTGGTGGAGTCCTACGAGCACAAGCAGCAACTGCTCAATGAGCAGAACGTTATGGAGGCTCATGATCTGGTGGGTGGATCACGGATGTATCGCCAGGAGGAGCCCTCCCCCATAGAGGACAATAATACGAGTTGGGTTGACAACCCCAACGCAAAGGAGTAATCTCGATGGCAGAAGAAGCGATTCTCTCGGATTCCGGTACAGCTGACGGAACGACCGCCGCGGAGTCCGCGGACGAAACAGCCTTCGACCTCGGGGGAGACCTCGACGAAGACCTTTCATCCCCGGAACGCCCCGCCCTAGCGGCTCCTGAAACAGCGTCCAGAACGACCGAGCCCGAACCGCATGCACCACTCGATCTTAATACGACTGAGATCGAGAAATTGCCCGCCGAGCTGCAGCAGATGGCTCGAGAGTTGAAGGGGGATCATACCCGGAAAACTCAAGCGGTAGCGGAACTGGTTAGGCAATCACAAGCCCGGGACCAAAGCGTTACCACCCGGGAGCAGGCGCTGTTAGATCGTCTCCAGTCGGGAGACAAGAGCGAGGACGACCCCTTCGCCGCGCTTAGAAGCAGCCTGACCGAAGAAGAGGCCAGGGGGCTGGACATCGTCGATCAGGTGGTGGCAGCCAAGCACGGCAAGATAGTTGAGGAAATGGGTGAACGGCTGAACCAGCAGCAAGGGCTGCTGCAGAAGCTGGCCTTAGCGGTGATACAACAGGCCTCCACTGGGGCCAATGCCGCCGCGGCCACCGCCCGTCAGCAGTATCCGGACATCGACCAGTATAAAGATCAGGTCAATGCCCTGACGGCGGTGAGAAACCCAGCTACCGGTCAAGCTTATACCCCAGTTCAAGCCTACGAACTGGTGACCGGCAGAGCTCAGGCCCGCAGTGCGGATCTGGCTACTTCCGACCTCGACACCCGTCTATCCAGCGCACGTGCCACCACCGCTACTTCAACTGCCGCAGCAGACTCGGGCACAGGAGAGCTTAATTCCAATGAGCTTTCTCAAGGCCTGAAGAGTTTGGGTTTTGAGTGAGCCTTATTTCAATGAGGTTTAACAATGCCTGCAGCCACATCGAGCGAAACCTGGGATGCTGCCTGGACGCTCACTATGCGCGCCAAGCGCAAGC